CTCGTTGACATCCTGGCCCTCGGCGCCGTAGATATTCATTGTCACCGCGCCGCCGTTGTAGGTCGTCGTGTCTCCGATCGTTGCCGCGCCGCCCGCGCCGTATGCCGTCACCTCGGCCGACATTGACCCCGTGAGGTCTGTCATACCGTCGACCATATCGTCGGCGATAATATCCATTTCGTCAGACCAACCGCCGCCAAATCCGAGCGCCGAGAAATATCCGATTTTTTCAAACTCTTTCGACGGGCTCGCGATGCCGAGGGTTTCCTTGAGGGCCTTGATTGCCTTTTTGCCGAGCTTTTTGACCTGGTCAACGACCCAATCAACGTCGAGGCCATTGATTAAGCCCTGGGCCATATCTGACCCGATTGAGACTATTTGACCTGGCAAACCCGCGAGAGTATTGACGACATCGCCGACAAACTGACCGATTGAGCCGAGAATATTCCCGACCCAAGAGGTGATTGAATTAAAACCATTTATAAAGCCGTTTTGTAGGTTGTAAATCCAACCCGTGACGGTGTTATAAACGCCGATTGTAAAATTGACAATCGTCGCCTTGATATTTCCGACCCAATTCGAGACCGTCGAGGTGATCGTTGAGACAATTCCCGAGAAAAATGACTTGATGCTCGAGCCCCAGGAATTAAACACACCGAGGACCCAATTGAGTCCCTGGCTGACATAAGGCTCGACCCAATTCTTGAATCCGATTATCACGTCGGCGATGTTTGTGACGAGGCCGACATAATAGTCAATAAATTCGGGAATAACATTAACGAGGGTCTGAATGACCGCGCCGACGCATAAAAGGACCGCATCGAGCAAAATCGCCAAATTTTCGGGCGTTGTGAGGCTTTTCGCCACCTCCCCGATGATGCTCACGATTGCGGGCAATAGCACGGGCAAAATAACCCCGATTTGACTCACAACCGCGCCGACGAGCTTGACAATGCCGTCGACCAATAGCTTGACATTGTTCCCGCTTGCGAGCCAGGTGACGAGGTCAGTGACAAGTGTCAAGAGGCTCGAGGTTATCAGCGGGAGACAGTCAAGGACCGTAGACATCAAGGCCGTCAGTCCCGATGTTATAACGGGCAATAGGGAGGGGATTAAACCCGTAACCGTGACAAGCGCGTCACTGATAAAGCCAAAAAGCGCCTCACTCGCGGCGGGTAGCATCGCGCCGAATCCCTCAAGGACCGAGCTCACGATCGCGCTCGCTATAGCGAAAAATTCGGGGCTCAACGAGACAATATTCGCCGTGATCTCGCCGAGTCCCGCCTTGATTTCCTCGATGCCGCCGTTGCCCGAGAATACCATTGACAAGCCTTTCATAACTTGAGACATTCCAGGGAGGAATTTAGACATCATATTATTTTTCACGCCGTCAAGAGCGACCCGCATATTTTGTAGTTCGTCTTGATATTCGGCCGCCGCCTTGACCGCGTCGTCGGACATAATACCGCCGAGCTCTTTGACCTGGGTCTTTAGTTCGTCGGTTTCCTCGGCTGTCATATTAAAGAGCGGGGCGAGTTCGACCGCGCCCTTGCCAAGTAGTTCATTAGCGAGGGCGGTCCTTTCGCCCTCATCCGCTACATTTTGGAGCGCCTCAATAGTCGCGTTCCAAGTTTCCTCGGGAGACATCGCCGAGAGCTGTTCCTCGGAGATTCCCAGGGCCGCAAATGCCTCATTGTTCTCCTCGGCCGCGATCGTCAGCTTTTTCATAGCGTTTTTCATTCCGTCGATTGAGGCGCCCGCGTGCTCAAGAATAAAGGCCCAGGTTTGATAACCCTCGGCCGTCATATTCATTTTTTGGCTCTCTTTGTCGACGGTGTTCCCCCACTCGGAGACATCATTCGCCGCCTGGATAAACGCCTTGCCCGTTGCTATTGCCGCGCCCGCGACCGCCGCCGTTGCCGCCGCCACGACCGCCGCCGTTGCCTTGATTCCCGTCGCTAACGCGTTTCCGAAATCCTGGCCCGACTGTTCGCCGACCGATTTCGCGGCCGCTCCCGCCGAGGCGCCGAGCTGTTCACTGATTGACTGTTGAGCACCCTCAAGGCTCGGGATAATTGTCACATAGGCATTACCTACATTTATACGGTCACCGCTTGCCACTTGTTCGCCCCCTTATAAATTCGCGCATCGCGTCGAGAGTGATTGCTCCCTTGCCGATGCGCTTGTTATCGTCACCCTTTCCAGGTCTCGGATAGGGTTTTATTTTCTTTTTTGTTTTTCCTCGACTCGCAAAATTAACGAGATTGCTATTTATGACTTGTAATAAGTCGTAAATATCGGCGAGGATTGCGTTGGTTTTGAGAGTAGACTCCCACCCCGTCGCCTTTCCCAGGTCCCGCGCGAGAGCGCTATCGGTCCCCAGGTGATAAATAAAAGAACGGAGAGCGCCCCAAGAAAGGGCGCCCCCCAGGTCCTCCAAACTGTAAGGCGTTCGAGTGATTAGGTCATACTCGAGAGCCCCGTCGTGATCTTTTACGAATCGCGCGAGGCCGATGATTCCCCCAGGCTTGCCCCCGTTCCTTTTGTCGTTGCCTCCGACCACGCGCTCATTATGTCGGTGATGTCGGCGACGGTGAGGGCCTCCATTGTCTCGGCGTCAATATAACGCGCGAAAAATTCGCGCTGTTTTTCGCTGTCCTGGAGTTCGGCGAGTTCATAATATTTTATGTCCTGGCCGAGGGGAATGTAAAAAACCTTTTCCCCGATCTTGAGCTCGAGCGGCTCCACTCTCGGGCGCTCGGCTCTCCTCTTGTTTAAGTCTAATAGTGGCATCGTTTTAATCCTCCGAATAATTAAATATGCTGTCCGTCATTCTTTGCGAATGTCCAGGATGCCGCCTCGATTGTGCACTCCCAAACAATCGCCTCGGTCGGGCTAAATGATACATCGGAGACATCGCGAACGATTCCCTCCTCGGTGCCGAGATAAAGCAAATCGTCGCCGTCTTTCATAATGAATAAGAAAGCCATTGACGGAGCGCTCACGCCAGGCGCCACCGTGACGCTTGTTATCTTGCCGTGTGTAGCATCGGCCGCCGTAATTGTTACATTGTCCGAGCCAAAAATCGTCTTGAGGGTCTCCTCCTCGGTGTAGAGGAGCGGAGCCGTTACGGTGCCGCCCTCGTCGCCCGACATAAGGCGGCGAACGGTCTTTGACCAATCACGGAGCGGGTCGGAGTCCTTGCCCGTTGCCCAGGTGAGGCCCGCATCGCTAACCGCGCCGCACTCGACCCAATCAGCCGCGAGAGTCTCGCCAGGATAGGTGGGGAGAGCTGTCCCCGCGGGTGCTGTGTAAAACATACCCGTCACGTCACCGATTCCAAGGTTTACCTTGTTACTTGCCATAAGAGTATTACCTCCATAATTAAGATTTTAGATTGTGGGAATTGTTACGGCCTCACGGTGAGCCCGCACGATTAGGGTCGCGGTGCATAACTTGAGGTCGGGCCTTGCGGGGTCATTCCCCCACCCCGCCAGGCTGTTGATTTTTACGGAGCGGAGGGCGCCGAATTGTCGGGCCGCCTGGGCCTCGAGCAAACCGACCGCGGTGTTTCTCAAATCAAACGCCGCCTCGTCGGTTTCGGCTCTTGCATCAAGCACGACCGTAAACGCGTCGATCGTGTCGGCGCTATTGCCGCCCGTTGCCGTGATGAGGACCGACGGGGTAATAAACCCTTTCGGGAGCGGTCTCACATACGCGGTTAGGTAGTCCATAAGCGCGAGTCTGATCTCGTTCTCGATGTCCGTCGGTTTCAAAATGTCGATTGTGCTCATTGTGTCACCGCCCTCGTTAAAACTTTGTCCTCGGCCTCGGCCTTGTATGCCTCGGCGTCGGTAGAGTGAACAAACCCGACCCAACGGCCGCCGCCGTAACCGCCGACCTCAATCGAGGTCCCGAATCCGTCGCCGCCCGCGTTCGCGTTCGCTCTTTGTGCGATCTCCGTCGTCTTGTCCGTGACGAGGTCCTTGACCCCGTCAGATAACAAGAGCGCCCGAAAACCCGCGCTGTCAAACTTGAGCCTAATCTCGGACATTTGTCACCCCTCCCAACGAATCAAATTGAGTTGAATGTTAGAACGGGTAAACGGACCCGCCCAGGCTTTAGGCTCGCCGTTGATCGTGAATACTTGACCCTCAAAAAGGATTCGGTCGCCTGGTCTGACATCGGAGCCCTCGGGCAAATATGCCGTCAAGCCCTCCGATATTCCCAGGACTCGCCCGTCTTGCGTCAAGTTCGTCGCCGCGGGCTGTACGGAGCACCCCGATATTTTGAGGGTGTCGACCGCCTCGGCCGACCAATCGGGAATCACTGACCCCCTCGCGGTCGTTGTGCCTGGTCTGATGCGGGTAATCTCTTGATTACAAAATGACGGGAGCATTTTAATACACCCCCCTCACCTTGTAAGGCTCGAGGACCTCGCGGGTGTCATTCGAGAGGCCCGTCGCTGACGCGTGGCCCGCCCAGGTCGAATTATATGACACGCTAACACCGCCCGCGGCCTCGCTGTTTACCCCGTAGGGATTAGCGACCGCGTGGGTCACCAAATTCGCCGCGAGTTCCTTGACCGCCGCGATGCTCGCTTCGTCGAGGCCCGCGACATACTTGACGAATATACGGCTCTTGCGATCTCTCGCGCCGATGTCGTAAACCCTCAAGAGCCCGCTCGGCGTGAGGTCGTAGTCGGTCATAACATCGCCGACATAATCACCCGTGTCGGGGTCAAGGACCGCATCAACGACGACCTTGTCGATTTTCGAGACATAGGTCGCGGGGAGCTGTATCAATACATCGGGACCAATGAACGAATCACGTAAATCGGCCAAACGGTAAATCATCCCGCAAGTCAACGAGGGGCTTATATGCCAACCGCAAAAATTACGGATTGATGCCGACGCGCTCGGGATGTTTGCCGTTATCCTCGAATCGCTCGCGCTAAACTTGCCGCCAGTAAAGGCCACAAAATCGGCGGGCGTGATAAGGTCCCCGATCGCGGTCGCGTCGACCATATAACCCCAGGAGGTCAAGAGTTCATTATTAAATTCGCTCATTTATTGCCTCCTACTTTCCTTGACTTGTTAGCCGTTGCCTTTTTGGCTTTTGCCTCGGGCGCCGCCTTTTCAGCCTTGACGATCTCTTTGTCATCCTCGGCCTTGATTGTCTCGGTCACTCCCGCGGGAGCCTTGTCGAGCCAAACCTTGCGGCCGTTGACTGTGTAGATTTTCATTTTGACGGGCCTCCTTTCTTTAGATTTAGAAAAAAGGGACCCCGTAGGGTCCCCAGGTGGTCGGGATATTACTCACCCGCAAGGAGTACGACGCCCTTGAGGTCGACGACCGCCGCCGCGAGGCGCTGTTCTCCGAGGAGTGTGACGCGGTTATAAAGAGCATCATCCTCATTCTGTTCGTAGAGCTTGACATCAACGCCGCCCTTGCTCCATACCTTGACAGCCTCACGCGCACAAACAAGCGCCTGGCCCTGGGTAATTTCTGAGGAGGCGAAAATTGAAACGCCCCAAATTGACGCGGGAATCGTGAGCGCGCCGTTGCCGTAAGGACCGACAAAATAACCGCCGCCGTAATACTGACCGTTGTCATCCTTTGAGGTGAGGAGAGTGTAAAGGTCCGCGGGGTTAACGATTACGACATTTGCATCATAAGCGCTCTCGTTCTTAATCTTGAGAATTGATGCGAGAATACCGTCGGCGAATGTTACCGTTGTGCCGTCATAAGTCTCGCCGCCGATGCCGCTTGTTCCCTCGACGGCGTTGATAATATGCGCATTCCTCGCCTTTGCGAGCTCGGCGATAAGAGTGTTCTCAACCTCGGAGGCAAGGAAAGGCGCGTCGTTGATGATCTCGTCGGTCTCCTTGATATATGCCGCGATCTTTGAGAGGGGCAGAGTCTTTCCCTCAAACGATGTCGAAATCTGGGGCTTTTTTGCGCCCTGGGCTGTTGTGCCGATTGTTCCCTCGATTGCACCCTGGAGAAAATAAGTTATAGCGTTGCCGCTGATCGTTGCGTTTGTGAAATAGTCAGCGATTGCGGGCGCCTTTGCCTGGGGTGCGACTGAACGGTCGATGTCGGCGATTGTGGGGCTTGTTACCGTGTCGGTGTTAGCCTTGAAATGAATTGACGCGCCGCTCTTGCGGTCTGTCATTTCCTTGCACTTTGTTGCGAATTCTTCCATTGTTGACATTGTCTTTACCTCCGTAATGTCATTGTTGTCGTTGTCGGCTGTTCCGATATTCTTGAGAATCTCGTCAGCCTTTGCCGCCTTTTCGACCTTTTCGGTCAAATCGGCAATCTCCGAGGCGAGTGTCTCACCCTCCTCGATTGTCTCGGCTGTCACATCGTCGGCCTTGAGCATCGGCTCAAGTTCGGCGAGGGCCGCCTTTTTTTCCGCGAGCTGTTCCTTGATCGTCATAACTCGGGGTCCTCCTTGATTTCATTTATTTTTGACAGTAAAGCCGCCGCCCTTTTCGCGTTGTCGTTGTCCTTTGGCTCCTCCGAGACTGTTGTCTCGTTGACCTCGGGCTCGACCTCCTCGTCGGGTGTCGTCTCCTCCGTCGGTTTATCATCCGCGCCCTCGTCGATAAGCGACTCGAGCGAGTTGATGCGTTCCTTTATCGCCTCCGCGATCTCCGCGAGGCCCTTGATGTTTTCCTTGATGATGTCCTCGTCGGCCTTGCTGTTCCTCTTGCCCGCCTTGACCTCGGTCGCGATTGCGTTCTGATTTGCGGGGACCGTTACGACCGAAATCTCATAGACCTCGAGCTTTGTGAGTACGTTCTCGACGCCCGCCGCCTTTTCCTCGGCCGTGGGTTTCCTCCAATCGAGGACATCATAAGCAAACGAAAACTGATATATCGCGCCCGATAAAAGCATTTTGCGGACATCCTGGGCGAGCTGTGTCTCCAGGAATCGCGCCTCGATATAGGGGCCTTTTTCTGTGTCCTCGATGCTCTCGACCGCGCCAATAACCGCGCTGAAATCGTGATTAAAGCAAAGAGGGAAAGGGTGACCCGATTCCTTTCGCTTTGCGAGTGTCTCGGTAAAGGCGCCAGGCTCGATAATATCGCCCGCCGAGTCGGGTGTCTTGTCATAGGTCGAAAAATAACCCGCGATTATGCCCGCCTCGTCAGCCTTGATGTTAAACGTCTTATATTTCATAGGCTTTTTGTTATCCTTTCCAAAATATTTATTGATTCCGTTAATCGTCGCCTCGGGTCTCCCGTCGGCCTCGGCTCTTGCGAGACAAGTCTCGCGGTCGGTGTCGAGGTTTATGATCTCGGCCCCCGCCTCGGTATATCTCGCGAGCTGTGCATCGGTCGGCCAGGTGTGAATTATCCACGAATCACCG